AGATATGACTTCGCTCCCTCGCTGAGATGGCAGAAATTGCCGATTTCGGCGGATCCAAAGATGATGCTGCCGCCAATCGAGCAACGTCATTGCTTACTTTGCGCTGGACTTTCAGCGGATAGAGAGCGTGTGTAGTGGTCACGGACAGCGAGCGGATCGAATCGCGGCGTTGAACTGCCGGGCGACGTCAAAGGTTCAAGGAGGCTAGCGTCGCTCCCCTGCCCGCGAAGATCGAACCACCTGGCATGAACTGATAGGCAGGTAGAAAACACCTGTGCGATTCAAAATATAAGGCACATGGCAGACAATAGACCCCTCAGCGAGAACGAGGCCGACGATCGGCTCAAGGCAGCGCTGAACGTCCTTGGCGAGGCACCGGGCATCACAGTTGCCGCAGACACAGCATTAGCTGCAGCCCGCCGGGCGCTTTGGCTCATTTCGTTGGGCCTCATAGCGGCAGGCGTTAAGCGCGAGCCCTAAAGCCCGACCACAAGGCAATCGATTGGCCGGGTCTCCCCCTCGGCTACATGACTGATCTTGCAACCGACGCCAAAACAAGCCGGTGAGTTGTCCGGGGGTGACCAGCGACCTGGCGTTCGGGGTACGTAGCCCGATCCTAGTGTGTCAGGATCTCAGCAGGGATGCTTGCGCAGGCGTTGGTTACCGACCCGCATCGCTGAGATGGCAAGAATTGCCGCGATTTCTGCCGATCCAAGAGATGAGGCGGCGGCGGCCAATCCAGCACGCCATACTGACTTTGCGCTGGACTTTGAGCGCGAAGAGAGCGTGTGTGTGGCCACGGACGGCGAGCCTGATTGGCTTGCTCCTCTCCCCCGCCAGCGCCCCGTGGGCCTCCGCGGGGCTTAGGTAGTGCGGCGCGATTCTACGCCGGCGCGAGTGAGAGGAGTTTTGGCATGTCCAAGCGTAAACGTGGGCGAGTTGCAAAGGCGCAGGCTTCATCCAAAGTTAGGCCGAAGACCGCCCGCAGTGGCGAGCCCAGCAGGCGGGCGAATTCGAAGCAGGCGCGGGTGCTGCAGCTGTTGCGCCGGCCGAGCGGCGCCACCATCGCAACGATTGCGACCTGCACTGGCTGGCAGCCACACACGGTGCGGGGGTTTTTTGCTGCTGTGGTGCGCAAGAAGCTCGCGCTGAGGCTTGAGTCCGATAAGACGGACGGCGAGCGCGTGTACCGGATCGTTGCCGTTAAGACATCCTCCGACGCGGCAGATCAGCCGAGTGCGTAACGATGCGGCAGCAGCGGACAGAGGGGGCTGCCATCGATGCCGAGATCGCGCGCCTGCGCTCACTTGCGCTTGATGCCCTGCGGCGGCGCTGGCGGGTGGTGTTCGGACGAACGCCACCTGCGGGTCTGAGTAAGGACCTGCTGGGGCGAATGATCGCTTGGCGCTTGCAGGAGCAGGCCTTTGGCGGCCTTGATCGGGAAAGCTTGAGATTCTTGGAAGGTTTGGCGCGCCGTGGCGGCTCGCCCCGGGGCCGCCTCAAGCCCGGCACGGTGCTCGTTCGTGACTATCAAGGCCAGCGCCACACCATCACCGTCGCGTCCGATGGGTTCGACTGGCAGGGGACGACCTATCCGAGCCTCTCGGCCATCGCCCGCGCGATTACCGGCACAGCCTGGAGTGGTCCTCGCTTCTTCGCTCTTGTGCGACCTAACGGCACTACACCAGCGCGCAGCAGGAAAAGAATCTCGATTCCATGAATGGACGCGTCAGCAAGCTCGCGCGCTGCGCCATCTATACCCGCAAGTCGACCGAGCATAACCTCGACCTTGCCTTCAACTCGCTCGATGCCCAACGCGAGGCCTGTGAGGCATATATAAAGAGTCAAGCGCACGAAGGCTGGCGGCTGATCCCCGGCCGCTACGACGACGGCGCATTCTCGGGCGCCTCGCTCGAGCGCCCCGCGCTGCAGCAGCTCTTGGCCGATGTCCACTCTGGCAAGATCGACATTGTGCTGGTTTACAAGGTCGACCGGCTGACCCGCTCGCTCGCGGATTTCGCCAAGCTCATCGAGCTATTCGATGCCCATGACGTCTCGTTTGTGTCGGTCACGCAATCCTTCAACACCAGCTCCAGCATGGGGCGGCTGACCCTCAATGTGCTGCTGTCCTTTGCCCAGTTCGAACGCGAGCTGATTGGGGAGCGGGTGCGCGACAAGATCGCGGCCTCCAAGCGCAAGGGCCTTTGGGTTGGCGGCCCAGTCCCGCTCGGCTATACGGCGGTAGACAAGAAGATCCTTGTGGTGCCAGCCGAAGCGGCGGCGGTTCGCACGATCTTTGCGCGCTATCTGCAGCTTGGTTCCGTGCGCCTGCTGGCCGAGGACCTCGATCGACGGGGAATTCGCAGCAAGCCGCGGCGGCTCTCGACCGGCCGGACCGTTGGCGGGCGACGGTTTGGGGTAGGAGCGCTCGCCCATTTGCTCAAGAACCGTTTCTATATCGGCGAGGTGGTCTACCGTGGCGAGGTTCACCGCGGTGAGCACGAGCCCATTCTCGATCCCACGCTGTTTGAAGCGGTGCAGGCCAAGCTTGTGGCCCAGGCGGTGGCGCGGCGTCATCGCCTGCGCGGCTCGCCCGCGCTGCTGATCGGGCGCCTGTTCGATGATCGCGGCAATCGCATGAGTCCAACGCACACCAACAAGGACGGCGCCCGTTACCGCTATTACGTCTCCCAGGCCGTGCTGCAAAGGAAGCCTCTCGCAACTGGAGCAATCGGTCGCGTGCCGGCCGCCGAGATCGAGGTGTTTATCAGCGCGGCGTTGCGCAGGCACCTGCAGGCGAATGGCATCGACGCCGTCGATGGTGATCGAGAACTGGTCGAACGCCATATCCAGCGGGTCACGCTCAGCCGCAAGCACATCCAGCTGCAGCTGCGCCAGATCGGCGATGCACCGACACAGACCGATGCGGATGAGAACGCAAGCTGTCCCGTCTCCGAGCAGCCGCGCAACGTCACCATCCCGTGGACTAGGACGGTGCAGGCTGGCGCGAAGGGCATCATCCATGTGCCGGCTCACAATACGCCGATGACACCGTCGCGTCGCGACGCCCTGCTGATGGCGATTGCCAAGGCTCGCAACTGGATCGACGATTTGGCGCACGGCCGCGCGGCGAGTTTCGCTGTCATCGCCCGTCGGGAAGGAAAGGTCGAGCGCCACGTCCGGCTGTTGGCTCCGCTCGCCTTCGTCTCACCCCGGATCGTGTCGGCACTGCTCGAGGGCATCGCACCGGCGGATCTTACCCTCACCAAGCTCGCCCGCGCGCTGCCTTATTGCTGGGGTGATCAGGAGCGGCGCGTCGCAAGCTCGCGCCATTCCAGCGTCATTTCTGATCTGACGTCGGCGCCGTCTGCCGCGAATAATAGAATAATAAGAGAGTCGTGGAATTTCCACCGCCGACAGCAACCAGCGCGACGACATCCTGCGCTTGGTTGATGTGTGCGCGACAATGACCATGCCTATGGCCTGGACTTGACGGTCGACTGGGCGGCCTCGAAGCCTAGCATCAAAAAGCTTGTCATGGATCTGAGACGCTCCCCACTTTGGGTCGTTGTTGCTCACTCGTCGGCAATTAGACGCTCCCGTGTCTGCCAAAGACGGGCATGGGTGGGGGCGGCGCGTTGGCACGTTGGAGTGCTTGCGAGAGCGCGTCGATTTGATCGTCATGTTTGCTTGTCGGAAAGGCTAGAATCTCTTTCCTGAACTCGTCGAGCCACGGCGCATTGATTGGCAAATGCACCGCGCCCGCTTCGATCGAAGCAGACTGGGCCGCCATTCGCATAATCTTGTCGCCATCAGGATTAATGCCGATGGCGTGAATATTATCACGTCGCAGATCCTGTATCAGGCTCAATCCCGATCCCTTCTTTTCGACCAGAAGGTTGCAACTCGGACATGCCGACAGCCGCCAGCGGTTGTAGTGCTGGAGAACGGTCTTTTTCAGGTCCGGATACTCCAGCCTCGCCCGCATGACCTCCAGGATGAAGATGGACTCTCCTCGGACGAGCAAAACAACGCAGGCGGAATAATCGGCGAGTTGGCTGCTGCTCAGAGCCGTGTCCCAACTGATGATGGGCTTATCGCCGTGCTGCGCGGTGGGGGCGTCCCGGTAAGACTTGAACCACGACCACCTGATAAGGTTACCTCCCACCGGAACGGGCGATTGCTGATACTGCGCTGAGAACTCCATCGATCCCATCGATGCTTTCAACTCGTCGAGCGCTTTTTGGGACTCGCGCTCCGGATGCAGGAGATCGCCGATCCTGCGCAGATAATGGCGGCCAGGGCCGAGCGGCACCATGGTTTCATCTTCCGCGATGGCCGGCAGGTTGAGGTGGCTCCAGCCGCCCTGCTCAAGCAGATGACCGACTAGATCGTCGGGATGCAGCCGCTGCATAACGACGACGATCGAACCGTCTACCTTGTTGTCGAGCCTGGATAGGAGCGTGTTCGCATACCATTGCTTGAGGGAGTCACGGGCGCTCTCGGAATGCGCATCTTGAGGCTTGAGCGGATCATCGATGATCAAAAGGTTGCCGCCGCGGCCAGTTAGTGTTCCTCCGACCGAGGTCGCAAGGCGCGACCCCCTTGCCGTGGTCATGACCTCAGTCTCGGTGTCCTTGGCGGGACTGATCCGGGTTGCCGGGAATACCGCACGATAAAGATCG